GCCAAAACACCATACGTTGAGCGGTGGGTAGGCGTTAGGATTACTCTGTACGTTGCGCAGATTTCAGCATTCGGTGAAGATGTCGAGGCGTTACGGGTCAGACCGTTCCCACCGGCACCGGTTGCGCAACCTGTTAAGCCTGCATTCACCGCTGATGACATCGTAAACGCCATGTTCAATATTGAATCAGCCGGGAGTCTGGATGAATTAAAACAGGTCTATGTGAGCATGGACAAAGCACTGGCAAAACATCCGAACGTGATCGAATCCAAAGACAAGCGCAAAGCCGAATTGGAACAAGTTAATCAGGAGGAAGAGCAATGAAAATCCACACAATTCAACAAGGCAGCCCGGAATGGTTTGAACTCCGGGTCGGAAAGATTACAGGCGGTGCAGCGAAGTCAATGATTGGGGCAAAATGGCTCGAACTATGCGACCGAATCGCAGCAGAACAGGAAACCGGATATTCAGATGATCAGTTCGATATGTTCGAATCAGAAGATATGATACGCGGTAAAGACCTTGAACCGATTGCACGGGCCGAATACGAACGGCTCAGAGCGGTTAAGGTAGAGCAACTCGGATTCGTTCAGCCTGATGGGATCGAGCATTTCGGGTTCAGTCCTGATGGATTCGTACCGGGCGAATCAGGTTACATTGGGGCAATCGAAATCAAATCACCGCGACCGAAAAAGCACCTGACTTACATCAGGCAGGGTAAGATACCGACCGAACATGAAGGGCAGATTATTGCCGCGTTTCTTTGCTGCGATTCTTTGCAATGGGTCGACTTTGTTTCGTACTGCCCTGAAATCGAACGCTGCCCGATGTATATCATTCGGGCTGAACGCGAACTATGGCAGAACGTGATTGAAGAGTATCGAACCGGCATGATCAAATGCGGGAATCAAATCGCTAAAATCCGCGCACAATTACAAACCATTAACGAACCTGTTTACTAACATGAAACAAAGAAGACCGGAGCGGAATGTTCACAACCTTGACATGATCCGCAAGTACAACAAAGAAATGTATGCCAATCTCGGTAAGGCCATTGAGCAATTCGTTTGCATGAAAAATGGCCGGTACGGTTACGATTACCGGGTAAGGATTGCTGCAATTGCAAACAATGTCACGCAGTCCCTGCTCAAACACGCACTGGAACGGTATTACGGTTGGTTTGAAAAGCCTGTTGAGGTTAGCTTTTATCAGGAAATCACGGGTGATGTTGCGATGTTTGTTCATCACAAAGGAAAATTTGAGTAAATTTGTCCCGGTTAGAGGTCAGAGCCTAACTTAGTAAGAACTTTAATTGCCCTGAGAGGCTGCGAGACCTAAGAAGTTAGGTCGCTCTGACCGCAGCTTACTTGGGGCTTTTTATTTTATGTACAATTCAAAACAACGCTATCAAAAAGCGCATGAACTGGATTTTAAAAGGAAGTATCCCAATGCATACGAGCATGGTAAATACGTTCAACCAAAGTATCCTGACACAAAAAAAGCAAACGGATTAACGCAGTTTATCTGCAATTACATTAACTGGATCGGATACCGTGCCACGCGTGTCAGTAGTGCCGGCAGGATGACGGATGCAGTTGTAAAAGAAGAGTCCGGAACACGGCTAAAGGTTAAAAAATTCATACCATCCACAACACGAAAAGGAACTGCCGATATATCCGCAACGATTAAAGGAAGGTCTGTAATGTGGGAAGTGAAGGTAGGTAAGGACAAGCCGAGCGAATACCAGTTAAAAGAACAAGCACGAGAAATAGCAGCCGGTGGTCAGTATTTCTTTGTGCATTCCGCTGATCAGTTTTTTGAACAACTTGATAACTTAATTGAACTTTTTTATGAGAAATGATGAGTACATATTTGTAACAAAACTGATTCAACAATTCAGATCAGACTTTGATGTTTTTACAGAGGTAAAAAGCAAATGTAGAACCAGCAGAATTGACCTTGTTTTATTATATCAAAAAAAATTTCTATTCGGAATTGAATGTAAAATACCGGATAAGAAAAAAGGTAATGAAATATTTCAATATGTAAATCAGGCTAAAAGATATACTGAAATGAAATGGGAATTGAATAATCAATTTTTTACAATGCCTATTTTATTATGCCCTCCACTTTCATATAACTATTTTATTATGAATGAATGTGAGCAGCAAATTGATAATGAGTTATGGCATAAGGATAGGCATAACAAAAAACATGATCATCATTCATTTAATGGTTTCTTAGGTGGTTTTAATATTGGTGAGGTAAGAAAGATTAATGCAGGTTATCAATTTGCAATGAATAACAAACCATTATTTAAAAAAATACAATATGCAAATGGCAATGGTTGGGTTGGTGTTTATGAAGATAATTATGCAAGTCACATGGCTAAAATAAAAGAATATGACTCAGCGATTTAACTACTACCCGGCAAACATTAAGCAATCAATACCACTGGGTATTGTGTCGCTGAGTTATATGCTCAATGCAATCAAATCGCCTAAACAAGATATTAGACACATCTTCGAACAGATACGCATTGCAGAAGAGCAGGGTGATATGGCAACAAAAAACGCACTCAAAACACGGCTATATTCATTTACACCCTGTGCAGTGGTTAATGGTCGCAGGTCTTACGATTCAATTACAGGATTTACAGGACTGATGGTGCTTGATTTTGACCACCTCGAAACTGATCATGCCGTTGAATTAAAACAACATCTATTCGATGAGTACAAATACCTATACGCAACATGGTTATCAGCATCACGGCATGGAGTCAGGGCTATTGTAAACATCCCAGTTGTTAAATCAGTGGATCAGTTTAAAGAGTATTTCGCAGGCATTGAAAATGATCTGGCCGTTTATCACGGATTCGATACCGCACCAAAGAACTGCATACTGCCAATGTTCCTATCTTATGATCCCGATATACTGATCAGGGATGAACCAACACAGTTTAACAAAAGAATCAAAAAGATTGTACCGCCGCCGATTAAACAGTATATCATCAATGATAAGTCATCATCGGTTGAAAAAATTATCAAAAAAAAGATTGATGTAATTACTGGTAATGGTCATCCTCAGTTACGGGCCGCAGCTTATCTGCTGGGTGGTTATTGTGGCGCAGGCTATATTACACAAGATCATGCAGAAAACATCATTAAAAGCATGATTGATTCAAATGCCTATCTTTCGCAAAAAGCATCTGTCTATAAAAAGACCGCTGAACAGATGATTCAAAGCGGCATCAATAACCCAACATTCCTGAAGTCATGAAAAAAAATAAACTGAAAAAAATCGCAGCACCCGACCTAATTAATCCGGTTGATTACTTCAATCTCTATGGCACATTCGAGCAGATCATGAAGGATATTAAGATAGGCCATGCAAAAAATGATACTGAGATATACATGGGTATGAATTGCCCGAATCCTGATGAGCCAACATTTGTACTCAATAAAAAAAATATGGTTGAGGTTCAACAGGAAAATCATTATGGCATATCAACAGAAGATCACATCACTAAGTTTATGCTTCTATCTGCTATAAAATTTAGGGGCAACTTTTATCATGCCGTTTCATGGGTTGATTATCAACTAATGAAAACTGATATACCTTATATCAGGGTTGGAACAGATTATTTTAAAATTATCACAAAAAGGAATAGATATAATGCAGATAATAAGATTCTGAAACCTTGGAAAAAAGATGAGATAAAAGAAGATCATGGCAAGACATTATTAGGTTATGTCTATAAATTCGATGACTTTACAATAGTACCGGACAATACCGACTATCAGCCAGTGATTAATAACTGTTGGAACCTATATGCTGAGTTTCCTTATCAACCATCAGCAGATAATGTTTATCACGAAAATATCCCTGTAACAATGGGGCTGATCTTTCACATATTCGGGGATCAGTGGGAGTTAGGGTTAAAGTACATGAAAATCCTTTACGAATACCCTAAACAAATACTGCCGGTATTGGCCCTTGTATCAACAGAACGTGAAACCGGTAAGACAACATTCCTAAACTGGATTCAAATGATATTCGGGGAAAATAGTACACTGATCAATCCATCAGACCTGATGAGCAGCTTTAATGACGGCTACGCAACAAAAAACATAATCATGATTGATGAAACCGTGATTGATAAGATGCACACCATCGAGAAATTGAAATCAATCGCAACGGCAAAGACTATATCAGTAAGTCAAAAGTTCGTATCACATTACTCAGTACCTTTTTTCGGTAAAGTTATTTTATGTACGAATAAAGAAACTGACTTTATGCGCATTGATGAGGAGGAGATTAGATTCTGGGTGCGCAAAATCAATCCAATACAAGGTGCTAAAAACACCAAAATTGAAGAGCAGCTATTCGATGAGATACCAAAATTCTTAAAGTATCTTAAAATGATGCCACAGATTGACTTTTCTAAGTCAAGAATGGTCTTCACTCAAGATGAAATCAAGACAATTCACCTAAATGATGTTAAAGAAGAGTCGAAAAGTACCCTCAGAAAAGAGATTGAATACCTCATTTGTGACTTTTTTGCCAACAATCCGAATATAAATGAGATAGAAATCACTGCAAAAGACATTAAAGAAAGATGGTTTTTGTCGAATAATAACATCTCAATTACCTATATCAGGAAAGTTTTGAAGGAAGAAATGAAGGTTTTTTGCCATAATTCGGTAAAAAGATACCGTGGATTCTCAGACAATCCAATTAGCGAAAAAGTCGGCCAACCTTTCTTATTTGTTAATAATCAATCAGTTGCACAAAAAGAAGAGGAACAACCATTTTGAATGTAAAAAACTCATGTTTTTACAAAAATAGGTTAATTGCCTGATAATCAATATTGTAAAAAGTTAAGTCTAAAAGTAGAGACCCCCCCCATGTTTTAAAAAAAAAAATCCTTGAACTTCCTGAAATATGGTTTACGTTTTTTACATTACTATATATTTTAATAAATAAATAATATATATATATAGTAATCAAGCATTTAGCAGCGTAAACTCAACGTAAAAAGTTTCGTAAAAAAATTATGGATCGTTGTAAAACGTAAAAAACTTATGGGCTTTGATATATCAATGAATTTCATTTAACTTTGTCAAGTTATGCCATTACCTACTCCAAACTCAGGCGAATCAGAGGATGAATTCCTGAGCCGATGCATGGGCGATTCAAAGACTGCCGATGAGTTCCCGGATGAGTCGCAGCGTTACGCGGTGTGCATTGCGCAGATTGAACAGGCTGACAAGGCTAAATTCGTTAAGGACATGATGAAACTGATGTATAACCATTAACGTATAGTGATTATGGCAAATTCAGTAGGCAGACCGTCAGAATTTAAGCAAGAATACTGCGATCAGTTAATCAATCACATGGCTTCGGGTTTATCATTTGAAGCATTTGCCGGATTTCTTTCCGTATCAAAGCAAACATTGTATAATTGGGCAGATGCGAATCCTGAATTTTTGGACGCCAAAAGGATTGGAACAGAAAAATGCCGATTATATTGGGAGCAGTTAGGCGTTGAGCATATTGTAAATAGCGATAAGACAAGCCTAAATACGGGCGTTTACGTGTTCAACATGAAAAACCGATTCCCGGAAGAGTGGAAGGACAAGAAAGAGGTTGACAACACGCACGATTTCAAGAATCGCCCGGACTGGTTGGATGCGGCAAAGTGAGTCCCAATCTTCAATTTTTAATTGACAACGTACCTAAGCATCGAATCATTGCGCTTCAAGGTGGCGCACGTAGCAGCAAGACTTACAGTGCATTACAATACCTAATCAGCCTCGCGGTAAAGTTCAACGGCA